TCTTTGATAAATTTTTAGCCATATTATAATGTGTTTAATAAAATAATAATAAGCAAAACTAAAACTGTCCAATCATACATACTAATGACTGAAAAACTTTTAATAAATTTTGCTGCTTTGTTTTTAATGTTAGTCCACATAAGTACAATTTTATAAATATTTAAACAAATATCAAGTATAATCTTTTAATTGTTCTCTTATTAAATCGGCAACAGACACTTGTATTCCTAATTGTTTACTTTGCACATGAGCTTTTTTATTAAGATTATCTTTCATAGTAACAGGCATAATAAGATTGTAGGTAACAGTTGGAACTTTAAGTTTATTAGATCTAGGCATTATTTTATTAGATTTCTTATCTTCTCTAAGTAAACAATAAAATCCCATGCTTCTTCTTGAGCATCTACAATCCATTCTTGTAAAGGTTTTTTTGCATTTTCCATACTATGTTTATATTTTGCAAGACCTTCTTCAGATCGTTCTGCCATACGATTTAATAATTTTTGTACTAATGGATCTCTAGTTTTCAATATTTTTATCCTTTGGCAAATAAACCATAACAAAGGAATTACATTCTGGACATGATAAATTTGTACTCATACAATAATCTTCATCTTCATGGTCTATGTCGTGATCTCCACCCCATATTAATTCTGTATTGCAATGCCAACATTTCAAAATGCTAATTCCTTATTATAATAATCACAAAACTTATTAACACTACAATAGTTATCACATCTTACATCTTGACCAACCCTATGTACGATTGTGCAACCTTTACCTTCTTTCATATTTTTATCTACAATATATTGTTTAGCTTCTTTCATAGTAGATAAAAGTCGTAATGCAGATTTTCTACCATCTTTCATAACTGCAAACTGATCTGGTCTACTCCACCTCTCTAAAGGGGTGCATAGAGAAGGCACAGTAGCCATTTCAGCTTCTTGATGAAGTTTTATGCGTTCTTTTATAAATTGTTCCTGTTGGTCCTTATTCCACCTTTTAATGGGTATAATGACAACTTGTTTCTTAGGATAGTCAGAATTACCCTCTTTTGCTTTATTTTTAGACCAGTCTCTAAGAATTGCCATGATATATAATTTTTTTACTTTTATCTTACCAAGTTTGTCTTGGTTTTTACTACATAAATAATCTAAAATATTAAGTTGTTGTTCCCATTCTGGTTTACCTTTAGTTGTAGCTTCTAAAGCTGACCATGCAGAAGTAACTTTAAAGTCAATTAACGATCCATCTGATTGTAGATAATCAAATGTACCAGATAAAGTCCAATCATTTGTTATGTGTTTGTCTTTATAAAATACTCGCAGCTCTGATATATCTTCTTCTCTTACAGATCGTTCTAAAATGTGATGAACTGATTGACCGAGCAAAGACCAGATCCTATCAGCTACATCTTCTTCTATTTCATCTGCGTGTTTTTTTTGTAAAGCTACAATTCTTGGGGGTGCAATTAAACGAGTAGCAGATATATCTGAACCCTGTGAGTCATAAGGATCGTTAGCTACTGCTCGTTCAATTACTTTGGGAAGGTTTGCATAATTAGTTAATCTCATTTTTTTTTCTCAATTCTAAAGGTTTTGCTTTTATTTCTGGTAATTTTTCTTGTATGTCTTTTATTAATCTTTCTTGTTTAGGATTAGGTTTTTTTAAATAACGATTCTGAGAAACCCATGCTTTATGGGTAATGCATATATATCCAGATTGATTATGTATGTTATCTCTCTTAACTTTTTTTTCAATAACATCAGAAGCTACTAGGCAATTAGGTATTTTGCCTATATAAACTTCTTGAAATCCTACATTGGGAGTATAGACTAACATTAAAAGAACAAACGATTTACTAATCATTACACTTTTGTTTAAATAAAGTATATCCATACAAAGTCATAGCAGGTCTATCTATTGGTTTAGATAATCCTTTATATACAAATTTACATTCATACTTGTTATTATTGTCAATTGTTTTTTCCATAAACTCAATGTTTTCTGGGTTTGCAATGTTTAATAAAAATAATATTCCAAATAAAATATCCATAATACCTCCTTAAAATGGTACTGTGTCGTGGTTCATATCGCTTGTACCATAGTCGGTAGAATTTGTTTTATCAAGACCTTCTAATTCTTTTGACTTTAGTATGATATTTCTAATCCCCTCTGATAATTGGTTAAATATTTCTATTTTGCCTTTGTGGTATTCCTCAATACTAAAAGAAACACTTTCCTCATGTTGATCGGCAACAGTTTCTCCATCAGCTAACTTCATAACATTAGATACTTTCGGTCTGCCATTGTTACCCTCTACAACATTAAGCATACAAGGTACTGTTAATAATTTAGCAATGTCAAACCCTTTTTTTTCTGTTTCTGTAAATGCTTTACCTCTCCATGATGTTAAATCTTTTGCAAGATTAGACTTCTCATGCAACGATAGATTGTAAAATTTACTCAATGTAAGTGGATCTTTGTTATCATTTGTATGACCAGGAATTTCCCAAACAATCAATGCTTGTTTCTTCCAAGATATATCTCCTTGATAATCTTGTCTTTGTGTACCTAAATCTATAACTCTTACACATCTAGCTTTATGTACTCCTGTCGGAACTTGTGGGTAGTTACTTTGTTCGTTGTCTTTTGCTATTAAGCTCATTGGTTTCTCTTTCTATTAAGTTAAAGTTAAGTTATGACATGGTTAAAATAAATTGTCAAGCAGTTATTGACATTAGTTAATAATTAATTAAAATTAAGTTATGAATAAATATGAATTAGCAATAGAACGAAAAAACGAGATTGTAGCAAAGTATGGTGGGAGAAATCTATCTATTATGTTAAACATCTCACACCCAGCAGTTTCCAAATGGGAAGTAGTGCCACCATTAAGAGCATTTCAAATTGCAAATTTTGGAGATTTTCAATTAGATTATATTAGACCAGATTTAAAATTTTAAAAAAAAGGGAGCTGTGAACTCCCCTTTTAATTTATTTACACCAATATTGGTCTTTGTCTTTGCAAAAAGTAAATGTGTATTTTCCATATCTACCTTCTTTTGATGGAGTTTCATCTACCATTTCTTTAAGAGCCAACAAACATTGTTGTTTAGCTTTTTCTTCGGTAGTATCTTTTCCCCAAGCTCTTGCAAAGAGTTCTTTGTCTAAAGCAAAGCAAGTGTACATAAAAATCACCTCCTTTTACAATAATAGTATAGCACATTATTAACCTAAGTCAAGTTTTTTTTATAACACACAGTTAGCAAGGGTTTCAAAACATAGCATTGCCATAGCTTTGTTATTTTTTGCCAATGCAATTTAATCCCCTCCAACTCCAACTCCAACTACAACTACAACTGCAATTACATCTACAACAAGATACCTATTTATCCTCACAATAATAACTAAATTAAAAATTTATTTGACAAAATATTGAACTTAACTTAAACTCAATAACATGAGAAAATCAACACAACAAGAAAAATCTCCATCATTTCAGTTTTATGCAAGTGATTGGATAGGAGATCCAGATAGAATGAAACTTTCTTTAGAGCAACAAGGAGCATATATATTATTGTATTGTTATTGTTGGAGAGGTTATGAAATAGAATATGATTTAGAAATATTAAGTAGAATGTGTAATTGCAGAATGGATAAGATTGAAAAACTATTTCCTAAGATAGAACATCTATTTAAAAAGAGAGAGTTTAATGGTAAGACTTATTTAGTGTGCATAGAAGCTGAAGAAGAAAGAAAAGAACAAGAATACAATAGAAAGAAACGATCAAAAGCAGGTAAGCTCGGTGCTAAAGTTAGGTGGAATATAAAATGAAAACATATGAATTTTTTTTGTCGGCATTTGGAGAACAACATAGTTTCCAAACTTTTTGTGATAAAGGCAAGAACAAAAGAATTGTAAAACAATTACATGGTACTATTGAAGAACACATCAAAGAACTTACAAAGTTAAACCAACAAGGAGCAGGTGTTTATTTTACAGTTAATGAAACAAACTTACAGGGCAGAACAACTAAACATATAACAAAAGTTAG